TTAAAGAACTTTGTACAACTGTGCTTTGATATGGTACAGTCTGGAATGAGTATTCAAATATCACAAGATTATTCATCTATGGTGAACTTTGCAAGATGTAAGTGTCTTGGTGCAAATGTTCTTCGTGGACCTAAGCAAATTCCTTGGGATGGTAAATTAGAATATGATTACCAACTCTGGATTGATAATGATATTGTGTTTACTGCTGAGAAGTTCTGGCAGTTATGTGATCTAGCAGTTCCTGCGGAAGGTGAGGAAAGACAGATCGCAGCTGGTTGGTATGCTACAGAAGACGGACATACTACCTCAGTTGCTCACTGGTTGGAAGAGGATGACTTCCGTAAGAATGGGGGAGTTATGAATCATGAGACTGTTGAGTCTATGGGCAAGCGCAACAAGCCTTTCACAGTTGACTATACTGGTTTCGGTTGGTTATTAATTAAGAAAGGTGTATTTGAGAATCTTGAATATCCTTGGTTTGCTCCTAAGATGCAAGTCTTTGAATCTGGTGCAGTACAAGATATGTGTGGTGAGGATGTGTCCTTCTGCCTAGATGCTAAAGAGCAAGGTATTGAGACATGGTGCGACCCTCGCATACGTGTAGGACATGAGAAGATGAGGGTTATTTAATGGCAAAGGCAACGCAGGGGGCATGGGGAACCGTCAAACTCGTCTCGATGCCCAAAAAAACTCGTCAAGGACGCTCGGCTAACACACTTCTATCCGCAACTTCTCGCAATAAAGCAAAAAAGAAGTACAGAGGACAAGGTAAATAAATTAAGGGGGGAGCAATCCCCCCTATTTTTTTCTAATTAATTATGAAAGATCACAAAGTTAAGAGAAGAGATGAGCAAACATTAGGTCTAGTTAATTCAGTAACAGTTGGTGCAAATAATAAAACTGAAGTAAATATTGGTGTTGATCCTAATTTCATCTACATTAAAAGAGGAGGTGTTCCAAAAGAACGTTGTAACTTTATAATAAAGAATTTTGAACTTGGTAAAAATTATGTACCAGGTACTTTAGGTACAGCTAGAGAAATTGATTATCAAAGGAAATCATGTGTAGAAGAATTTGTAAAGATTAATAATGGTAATCCATATGATAATCTATTTTGGCCATACTTAAATATTGCATGTGGAGAATATGTTATGCAATACCCTTTTTTAAAAGCACTTGATCCTTGGGGACTATATGAGACTTATAAGATACAAAAATATAAACCAAATGAAGGATATTTTGATTTACACTCTGAAGTTACAGGTGCTGTGGAAACTAATGGAGACGCAGCTGCGAGAATGATGGTATGGATGATATATTTAAATGATGTAACTGAAGGTGGATATACTATATGGCCAGTTCAAGAAAAAACAGTTGCACCTAGATGTGGTGATATTGTAATTTGGCCTGCTTTTTGGACTCATCCACACAAAGGGATTGCAAGTAAAACGCAAACCAAATATATTTTAACTGGATGGTGGGAATTTAAGGGTTTAACTTTTGAACAACAACAAGAAAAGGAAAAAGAACTGGTTGAACTACACAAAAGTAACCTAGAAAAACATGAAGAATGGGTAAATAGCAAAAAATAAGATGTTAAATAGTAAAAACATACTAAAATTATGGAAAACTCCAAGAAAAAGATGTTAAGAGAGGTTTCACATGACCGTCTTACTCCTAAAAAACGTGATGATTTAGTGCAAAGTGAAATATTTGGAGATTTTGAAGAGGATGAACTTGAATATGACGATCAAACTATGATTATTTGAAACAATCGTTTGCAATCCTTAATAAATAAACAATAATCGCCGTATTAGCGTGCCAATAGAACGGGTCAGTCAAGGTTTTAAAGATATAAGTATGACATTTCAGTCTAATCCACTGAATAGTGACCTCATTGCGATTAAAAATGAGAATGCTATTGCCCGTTCTTTACGAAATATTGTCTTTACACTACCTGGAGAGAAGTTTTTTAATGAATCTTTTGGTTCAAGAATCACCGAATCTCTTTTTGATAACATAGATGATATAACATCTACAATTATTGTTGATGAAATTCGTGAATCTATCGAAAGATATGAGTCAAGAGTAGAATTAAAGGATGTAAAAGCATATCCTGATTATGAAAACAACGGTTTTGATGTAATTATTGTATATGATGTGGTTGGAACAGAAATTCCATCCCAAGAATTACAATTTGTTTTGCAGTCAAGTAGGTAAAAATGCCATTAGCTAACTTTTCTAACTTGGATTTTGACCAAGTTAAGTCAACTTTACAAGAATATCTTAAATCTAACTCGAATTTTACTGATTATGATTTTGAGGGGTCTAATCTTTCGACGATTTTAGATGTTTTAGCATATAATACTTACATTACATCATATAATGCTAACATGATCACCAATGAGGTGTTCATTGATACTGCAACTTTAAGAAAAAACATCGTTGCATTAGCAAGAAACATAGGTTATACACCCCGTCCAAGGCAAGCAGCAAGGGCAACAGTCTCTTTCTTTATTGATACTAGTGGAATTCTTCCTGCACCTGCTTCTGTAACCCTTAAAAAAGGTCCAGTAGCAGCCTCAACGGGTTCTTTTGGTGGACAATCCTTTATTTTTTCAATTTTAAGTGATATTACTGTTCCTGTTCTTAATGGAATTGCAACTTTTAATGATGTTGAAATATATGAAGGTACATTATTAACTCAAACTTATACTTATTCTGCAAGAATCCCAAATCAGAAATTTATTTTACCAAATATTGGTGTTGATACTGATTTAATTGCAGTTACAGTTAATCCAACTGAAGCTTCAGCAACAGAAACGACATATAGTTCTCAAGATAGTCTTTTTGACGTAAAATCTAACTCAAAAGTTTATTTTTTACAAGAAATTGAAGATGAAAGATATGAAATATTTTTTGGAGATGGAATTTTTGGAAAAAAACTAGAAGATGGTAATTTTATAACAATTAATTACATAACTTCTAACGGTGATGCTGCAAATGGAGTAAGTTCTTTTAATTTTTCAGGAAGAATTCAATATACACGTAATGGAAACACCTATAATGTTACGACTGGCATTTCTTTACTTACAACTGGTATAATTGCTTCTGGTGGAGAGACAATTGAGTCTGTAGAGTCGGTTAGAAAGTTTGCTCCACGAATTTATGCTTCTCAAAACAGAGCAATTACTGCAAATGACTATGAAACATTAATTCCAGCAAAAATTTATCCCGAAACTGAATCAATTTCTGTTTTTGGAGGTGAGGATCTTATTCCACCTCAGTATGGAAAGGTCTTTATTAGTATAAAACCAAGAACTGGCGATTTTCTTCCAAATTTGGTTAAAGAGCAGTTAAAATTAAAATTAAAGAAGTATGCAGTAGCAGGAATTGTTCCAGAAATACTTGATTTGAAGTATCTTTACCTTGAATCTGATTCAAAAATATATTTTAACTCAAATTTAGCAGAATCTGCAGCATTTGTTTCTAGTGTTGTGCAAAATAATTCTAATAAGTATGCAGAATCAACTGAATTGAATAGGTATGGTGCTAGATTTAAATATAGTAAATTTTTATCTCTTATTGATAAAAGTAGTGAAGCAATTACTTCAAATATTACTACAATTAATATGAGAAGAGATTTAAGAGTTGTTTTAAATTCTTTTGCAGAGTATTCAATTGGTTTTGGTAATGAATTTCATATTAAAAGAATGAGTGGATATAATATTAAATCATCTGCATTTAGAATTGCAGGAATAATGGATGATATCTATATTGGGGATATTCCAAATACCAATAGATTAACTGGATCCTTATTCTTCTTTACGGTTCCTTCAATAGATTCTACATCACCTACTATTGTAAAAAGAAATGTTGGGACTATTGATTACAAAAATGGAGTTGTTACATTAAATCCTGTTAATGTTCAATCAGGTATGATTAAGGATGGGCAAACAGTTATTGAAATTTCAGTATGTCCTTCTTCTAATGACGTTATTGGATTGCAGGATCTTTATTTGCAACTAGATATTAATAACAGTAACTTTGAAACCGTGGTTGATGAAATTGCATCTGGACTTAATCCTTCTGGTTCTAATTATATTACAACATCCAGTTATGCTAATGGTAATTTAGTACGTCCTGGAGGACGTAATAGTAATACTGCTAGAAATACTTCTGTAACACCATCAACTTCTTCAATTTACTAAGATAGAAAAATTATAAAATGTCTACAAAAAAAATCCAATTTAATAACATAGTTCAGAATCAACTTCCACAGTATGTGGTAAGTAATTATCCTTTAGTATCTGAGTTTTTAAAATCATATTATCAAGGTCAAGAGTATCAAGGTGGTCCTATTGATTTAATACAAAATATTGATGATTATACAAAAGTTGGTCAACAAGTTGGACTTACGGAATATGTTGGATTAGGTGCTTCTATAGGAGTTTCAGCTAATACTATACAAGTTGATATGTCAAAAAACCCAACAGGAACGTTGGGATTTCCAGATTCTTATGGATTGATAAAAATTAATGATGAAATT